AGTAGGTATTCGTATTGATGCTGAACAGTTCTCATCAATTCCAACAAGAGCTTATTTAGTTAGAGGTACAAAGATCAGAATCCCTTCAATTGTTGTTGGAGGAGTTGAGCAAGTCACAGTCGATCAAACGACTGGTGCAATTATTTATCCTCAGAATGGGATTTGGACTGGTGTTTTCCAAGCGGCTGTTTGGTGCGCTGATCCTGCTTGGTGTTTATGGGATCTTTTGACATCAAAGAGATATGGTTTAGGAGATCATATTCTTACTCCTTCTGAGAAATCGAGTTTTAACGGCAATGCAGAACGGATAAGTAAATTTGATTTTTATGCTGCTTCTAAATATTGCTCTGCGCTCAACACCAGATCTAATGGGACGACTAATGATTACCATAAAACGACTGGTAAACATGGAATAGCTGATGGATTCGGAGGTTTTGAACCACGTTTTTCCTGTAATGTTTATATCCAAGGTCGAGCAGAAGCTTTTGATTTAATTAATTCAATGTCTGCTGTCTTTATGGCAATGCCATATTGGTCAGCAGGTAGTCTTGCGATGTCTCAAGACAAGCCTCAGTCCAGTAGTTACTTATTTACGCTGGCGAATATTACTTCTGAAGGTTTTAATTATTCGGGTAGTAGTCAGAGAACAAGAGCAACAGTAGTAGTAGTTAAATATTTTGATAAAGATCTTAGATCGTTTGCGTATGAAAGAGTTGAAGCAGCCACCCAAATTATTAATAAGTATGGTGCAATCACTAAAAACATAGAAGCTTTTGCTTGTACCAGTAGATCACAGGCGAAAAGAGTTGCAAAATGGCTTCTTTATACAGAAGAAAACGAAACTGAAGTTGTAACTTTCACTTGTAGCTTGGATGCTGGAATTTTAGTTCGGCCTGGTCAAGTTATTGATGTTGCAGATCCTTTAAAAGCTGGTCTTAGAAGGGGTGGTCGTATAGTTTCAGCAACTGCTGGTCAAATTACGGCTGATGGTATAGCGATTGGAGATAACCCAGATACAGATTTGCCGCAAGGTTCTTCTGTCGGTTATACAAGAACAATTCATGTTCTTCTTTCTGGAGGGACTGTCGAATCAAGGCCAGTTAGTAATATCTCTGGATCTGTTATTACGGCTGAAACTGATTTCAGTAGTGTTCCTCAAGCTAATAGTGTTTGGGTTTTAGAAACTTCTGGTGGTACTTCTGCTCAGAACTTGCAGACAACTCAGTGGAGAGTTGTTTCGGTTGAGGAAGAAGATGCACTTGAATATAAGGTTTCAGCACTTTCTTATAACGCTTCTAAGTATGCAAATGTTGAAGCAGGAGAAACTTTAACGGTAAGAGATTTCAGTAATCTTAATGAAATTCCTGCTGCTCCTACGGGGCCATTAACTATTGTTCAACAGCTTTATAAACAAGCAAATCAAGTAAAAGCAAAGTTAGTATTTTCATGGAAAACTGTTTTAGGTGTTAGTAAATATGAGGTGAGATGGAGGAAAGATAATGGTACTTGGCATGTTTATACACAGTTGGGAAATAATGATGAGATTCCAGATATAACTGCTGGTGCATTCCAGTTCAAGATTTTCAGTCTTAATGCAACAGGAGTACCTTCAAGTTCTGCTTTAGAGGGATCAATTGGAGCAACTGGTAAATCAAATCCTCCAAGTAATATTACTAATTTTGCTTATTCAATAGATCCATCAATAGGAATTGTTTTTACATGGGATAAGTTAGTCGCTGTTTATCCTGACTTCGATGATTTAGACGTTGTTGGATATGAAATTAGATCAACAGATGCAGAGTGGGGTTTAGCTAATAATGCTTATTATAATGCTGCAAATCCAGTCGCTGAAGAAAATTTAATCGCAAGGCTTACTGCTAACACTTATACCCTTGGATTTATTACTACTGGTGAGCAGTATTTTTGGATTAAAGCTTACGACAGTGAGGAAGTTTATAGCACTACTGCTGCTTCTTTAGCTATTGAAATAGGTGATCCAGTCGCACCGAGTCCAGTTTCAATTTCTTTTGAAGGTAGTAATGTCGTTCTTTCATGGGATCAAGTCTCTGTTGTTGGGAAATATGCTATTTCTCATTATGAAGTTTCTAAAGGTCAGAATTTTACAAATATTTTAGAGAAGTTAGATACGACAGTTTATAAGCGAGAAGTAGACTTTATTGGGGTGCAGGATTTTTATGTTAGATCAGTAGATATAGCAGGAAATGTTAGTACTGCCACTGCTGTTTCGATCACCAACATTGCAGCAGATGAGTATGGTTTGACGGCTGTTTATAACAGTGGAACTTCTGTTGATTTATCATGGGCTGCGAAAGATGGGAGTACTCCTACTTTTGCTTATGAATTAGGTCATGGCCCTGCTAATCAAGGTACTTTTGAGACTGCTACGGGTTTACAACAAGTAAAAGGTACTACTTTATCTTTCCTTGTTAATTGGAAAACTGATAGGAGGTTCTTTATTCGAGCAATTAACGCTCAGGGTCAGTATGGGGATGAAGAATATGTCGATTTGATTTTTACGATGCCAGGTACGGTTTCTAATATACAAACTACTTTTAAGTCAGATAGTGATGCTTTATTAAAAAGTGAACTTGAATTGTCATGGACTGCTGCAACAAAAGGTTCGTTAAATATTGAAGATTATGAAATCAGAAGAGGTTCTTCTTTTCAAGTAACAAATGGTGTCGTAGATACTTCTAATACTAATGCTGTTATTGTTGCAACTATCAAAGCATTATCAGTTTCAACTCAGGTTGATTGGAGTGGTGTTCAAACATTTTGGGTCGTAGCAAAGGATATAAATGGTAATTATGGAACTCCGATTTCGACGACTGCGACAGTTACTATTCCTGGTGAGGTTACTAAATTTACGCAAGAAGTTATAGATAACAATGTTTTACTTAACTGGGGTGATGCTCCTTCTAATCTTCCTATTCTTTATTACAACATTAAAAAGCAAACGTCGCCAAGTTTGCCTTTAGATACTGTTTCTAATTTTACCAATCGTGGTGAAGAGATTGGAACTAAACAGGGATTATTTACCACTGTGTTTGAAACGATTGCTGGGACTTTTACTTATTGGATAGCAGCAGTTGATTCAGCTAATAACACTGGAGAGCCTTACAGTGTTACGGCTACGGTTAATCAGCCACCAGATTATATTCTTCGTACCAATGTTGATAGTACGTTCGCCACTAATGCTTCGACTAATACAACAGTTACTAAAACAAATGCGTTTGCTGATTCAGGTAGTTTGTTTGTCAATGTAGATACATCTAAAACTTATCAAGATCATTTTATAGGGACAGGATCTTCAAGTTTGCCTCAATATCCAAATTGGAACTCGTTTGAAACGGCAGCAGGAGGACAAAGAATTTATGGTTTGCCTTCTGCTACATCAGGGTCTTATCAAGAAATATTAGATTATGGAACAGTATTGGCAGGCACAAAAATAGTGGCAACTTTAACTGGAACACATGCGGCAGGTTCAACTTCTGTTACCCCAAAAATATCTATTAGTGCAAATGGTTCGAGTTATACAGATTACGTTGGGAGTGCAACAACTCAAGCAAATAGTTCTCACAACGCTTTTGGAACAAGTTTTAGATATGTGAAATTCCGTTATGATTTTACAAGTGCAGGAAATGATGATTTATTAAGAATAAGTGCATTTAATATGAGATTAGAAACTAAACAAAAAACAGATGCAGGAAGTGGAACAGCAAGTGCAAGTGATAGTGGTGGAACAACAGTTAATTTCGTTGTAGATTTTGTAGATGTTGAATCAATTACAGTAACTCCAAAAGGAAGTTCAACCCCTGTGATTGCAATTTATGATTTCACTGATGTTCCTAACCCAACATCGTTTAAAGTGTTGTTATACAACACTTCTGGCACTAGAGTTGGTGGGGATTTCAGTTGGACGGCAAGAGGTAACTAATGGCTAACTGGAGCAATCCTCAACTCACCAGTACATATACAAATTTCTTAGCAGAAGTAAAAGCTAGGGATGTTGACCTTGCAACTCAGTTTTCTGGGTCGCCAACAAACGTGCCGACTGGGGCAATAAAATGGGATAGCGGATCAAATATATGGCAAAAATGGAGTGGAAGTTCTTGGGGTGCTTTAACTTCTACTTATCAATTTCCAGCGATAGAGGCAACAACAGGGACATTTAGTAGCAATGTTAGTGTTACAGGGACATTGGATTCTGCTAGTACTGTTTCTGGACAGTCTTTTAGTTGTGATGGAAGTACAGCTCCTAGTAATGGAATATATTTACCTGCTGCTAGTACTCTTGGCTTCTCGGCAGGAGGATCACGCCAAGCTGCTTTAACATCAACTGGATTAAAGCTTGGATCAGGTACGGCAGGATGCAAGCTAGATGTTGTTGGGGGGATAAAAGTTAGTGGTGGAATAACAAATGGATCACATGGTTATGGATTTAGCAGTAATGATACAGATGGAGGCATGTATTCCAATGCCGATAATGAATTAACTTTTAAAACGAATGATACGAGACGATTAACGATTCAAGGGGATCAAGTAGGGGTCAATATTAATAATCCTGATGCTCATTTGCATGTTTGTAACTCTAATGCAAATAATTCTAGTTCTCCAACTAGCGTTAAAATATCGAATAGTGAAGGCACTTATGAGATCGGCGTAGATGCTGATACTGCTTATAATAATGCTGATAGCCATCGTTTCCAAAACGAGTCAAAGGCTGTTGCTTATGGGCAATGGGATGCTAATGGACTTGGAGTCAACTGCAATCCTGGTAGTTATAGATTTGAGGTTGCTGGAAGTGCGAAGATTTCAACGAGTTTAAGAGTTGGGTCTTTATTGCATAGTGATGGTACTTCTTATAAACCGAATGATCTTAGTATTAGTGCTACCAATCGTGTTTTATATCAAGCATCTACTACCAATACAGTTGCGTTAGGAGTTGGAACGGCTGGGCAATTTTTAAGAACAAACGGTGCTAGTAGTGCGCCTTCTTGGGAGACTATTTCGACTTCTGGCATAGTTCCTGTTGGTGGAATTATTATTTGGTATGGATCTGAAGCTTCAATTCCTAGTGGATGGTCAATATGTAATGGAAGCACTGTTGGTGGTAATGCAACTCCAGATTTAAGAAATAGGTTTGTTCTTGGTGCTGGTACTGGAAACGGAGGACAAGCTCCTGGTACTACAGGTGGTTACGAAGATGCAATAGTTGTTAGTCACACACACAGCACCAACTCAACTGGATCTCATGGTCACGGTATCAGTGATCCTGGTCATACTCATAGTTATACAAAAACCACAAATGATCAGGGCGTTGACACAGATAGCCATCATCACGACACCAGTGTTAGGCAGGGAACTGATGGATCTAATACAGGTACGAGTGCTTGGTCTGGATCAGGGATTTCAGTTAATAGTGGTGGTTCTCATAGTCATACGGCGAATAGTCCAACAGGATCTGTAAGTGGAACAGATAGAAACATGCCTCCTTACTATTGCCTCTGTTACATAATGAGGACTAGCTAAATTATTATCTTTCTCTAGTTAGGAAGAAACTCGTAATAATATATTTACTCTGTCGAATAGGCTTAAGATGTTTGTAAGGGAAATTCCAAGTTGCAGGGAACATAATTAATTTTCCTGTTAATGGTTTGATTTTGTATTCAAATGCAAATTCAGTTTCACCGCCTTCTTCTATCGTATTTAAGTACCATATACATGAAAGCATTCTGTTCCATCCGTCTCTTGTAAAACCAGTGTCTTGATGCCAATTAACATAATCTGCTTCTTGATATTGTTTTATCGTATAACCACTATCCATTACTTCATTAATCCATAAAGGTCTTCCTATAGCTCTTGCTATTTGTTCTGTATATTTTTCAAAATGTTCAGTTAATGATTGGAGAAGAATCTCATCAATATCATTCCATTTTTTTGAATCACTAATGTAAAGGTCTATAGATTCCTTTAGTTCAAGAATTTGTTCTTTTGGGGGGGCTTTTGTATTGTCGTCTTGAAATCTTTCGATAATGTTGTCACAAGTTTCTAATGACAAAGCATCATCGACTTCATACAGGAGATCTGTAAAATCTTTCATAGCTAATAAATAAAGATAGGAAAAAAAGAAGATTCAAGAAAATCTTCCTCTCTTCTGGGTTTGATAGGTATTATTAGACTATCCTAAAGAAGATCCAAGAGGGAAGGAAGTGGCAAACAAGAAAATTACAGATTTAACTGAACTGACCACTCCAGCTTCAGATGATGTTCTTCCCATAGTTGATATTAGTGAAACCAGTAATGCCAATAAGAATAAAAAAATTAAGGTTGTTAATTTAATTGAGAACCTTACTGATGTTGATTTAAAACTCGCTAATGGTACAGAAGCAGCACCAAGTCTTGCGTTTACAAGTGCAGCTTCAACAGGTTTATATCGTAGTGCAGCGAATGAATTATCTATAACAACGAATGGTGGTCGAGCAATAAAAGTTGAATCAAACAATAAGACCACAATTTATGGAGATCTCGTAGTTACTGGTGGAACGACTACGATTTCCTCTACTCAGATTGATGTAACAGATAAGAACTTGCAGCTTGCCACAGGCAATAGTTCTGATTCTGGAGCAGATGGAGGTGGTCTAACTCTTAAAGGTGCAAATGATAAGACTTGGAATTGGGTTGATAGTACAGATGCTTGGACTGCGAACCAGCATATTGATGTAGCAACTGGAAAAGCTTATAAGATTGCTGGTACTCAAGTTGTTACAGCAACAACATTAGGATCTACTGTTGTCAATAGTTCTCTTACTTCTGTCGGAACGCTTGGATCATTAACAGTCACCAACACCGTAACGGCAAATCTATTCAGTGGATCGGGGGCAAGCTTAACTGCTAATACTATTCCTTACGCCTCTTTAGTAAATATTGCAGCTAATAGAGTATTAGGTCGTTCAAATGCAGGAGCAGTAGAAGCAACCCAAGTTCAGACGGGAATGATTGCTGATTCGTCAATAACAAGTGCAAAAATTGAAAACGGTACAATCGTTAATGTTGATATAAACGCAAGCGCAGCGATAGCAGGAACAAAGATTTCTCCTGACTTTGGATCTCAGAATATAACTACAACGGGAAACTTAGGTGGTAAAAACTTAAACCTACTTCATACCGCCCCGACAATTAGTCTTACTGACAGTAACGCTGATGATGATTTTCAAATCAAAGTTGATGGCGGTTTATTTAAGATTATTGATGCTACAAATACTGCTGATAGATTTACTATTGCATCTGATGGAAACGCCACTTTTTCAGGATCGGTAACAGCGACAGATATTATTACTGCTGGTGCGTTATTACATGAAGGCGATACAGATACTTTAGTTCATTTTTCTGCTGCCGATACTATAGATTTAAAGACAGCGGGAAGTGTAAGAATAAGAGCGCATAATGCTGGGGCTGATATAACAGGAAACTTAGGAGTTACAGGAACAGTTGATGGAGTTGATATTGCGGCAAGAAATACGTTATTCGGTGGGCTTACTTCTAGTTCTGGAGTATTAACGAATGGTGTAACAGCTACGACCCAATCTGCAAGTGATAATAGTACAAAAATAGCAACAACAGCTTATACAGACACAGCGATTTCAAACTTAATAGACTCTAGCCCTGGCACGTTAAATACACTTAACGAACTCGCAGCAGCACTTGGAGATGATGCTAATTTCTCAACAACAGTTACAAATAGTATCGCCACTAAATTACCTTTAGCAGGTGGAACTTTAACTGGAAATGTTATTCATAATGACAGCGTAAAAGCTATATTTGGGACGGATTCTGATTTTCAACTTTTTCATAATAATACAAGAGCTAAAATTCAAAATACTACAGGTGAGTTAAGAATTTGTAGTGATGTTATTGAGCTTAAGAATTATAATGATGATGCAAATTATCTATCATTTGCTTCGGGAGGCAATGCCACTTTTTCAGGACATGTTTATCTCCCAGATTATAAGAGGATATATTTTGGAAATACAACAACACCTGATTTTTCCATCTACCATCATGCAGGTGGTACTACATATCTAGAAACCACGAACACAAGTGGAAATCTAGTTATAGATAATTCCGTTGGTGTGGATCTATATATTAACTCAGGAGATGATATTTTTCTAAGGACAGGTGGTACAACTCAAGCGTTAAAGCTTGATAGCTCACAAAATGCCACTTTTGCAGCCAGTGTTTATATTCCCGATAATGAAATTATAGGTTTTGGTAATCCTGCGGTTCCAGATTTAAGGATCTACCACGAAAATAGTGGTAACAATGGGATGATCTTTAATAAGACTGGTGATTTATATATTCAAGGTAATGACGGTTCAGGTAATGCACAAACAGCAATACAGATTCATGATAATGGAGCTGTTGATCTTAAATATGCGGGTGCTGGCCCCAAGTTTTCCACGACTGCAACAGGTGCAAAGGTAGCAGGAACATTAGAAGTCAGGGCAGGTAATGCGCTTGAATTGTATAACGGGTTTGATAATCAGAAA